CCAAGTTTTTATATCTTTATATTTCTCTAAAAATTTAGTATAATATCTTTTCTCATCTTCAGTTCCTGTTGTACCACCATACAAAGGTTTAAATGTATGTGCCTTTGCATCTTGTCTTGATACACCAATAATATCTGCAGTGTATTGGTGAACATCTATTTTATTTTTTATATCTTCCATACCTTGTTTATCTTGTGATAAAAATACAGCAGTTCTAAATTCTAACTGTGCAAAGTCTATTTCTATTATCTTGCCATCTTTAAATCTAGATGATACAACTTTACGAATAGGAAATGTTTTACCTCTAGGTTGGTTTTGAAAGTTTGGATCTCTACTAGATAGTCTACCTGTAGCTGTAACAGCTTGCATAAACTTAGGATGTAAAAAACCTTTTTCATTTGTAAAGTTTTTTAATCCCTCAACAAATGTGTGTAAGTAAGTATCAACTGCATTGTGTCTCACGATTGCATCTATAAAAGTTTTAAACTCACCCTCTGCTTCACCTGCTATTTTAGTTAATGTAAGTTTGTCTGTTCTAAATCCAGCTTCTGAAATATCATATACACTTCTAGGTCTTTGTTGAAATCCTGCAACCCTACCCATACTAGAATATGTATAGCCATCACCCTCACATATTTCACACTTAGTGTAATTTTTATATGGACTACCATCTTTTTTTATTTTTTTAATTACGCCTTTACCTTTGCAAGTATGACATTGTTCAGCAACAGTTTTAAATATTTTTTCAGAGTTGTCTGCAACTAGATTTCTAAATTGCAATCTAGAAAAATTAGGTCGTCTTTTATTTTTACCTGTATTTTTATCTATACCTACATTAAATATCTTTGCCCAATGTTTTTTATCTTTTGGTTTTCTACTATAGATCAACCAAGATAATTGTTCAGGACTAGATAAATTAATTTTAGTATCTCCCATTTGTTTATATACAATCTTATCTATCTTTTGTTTTAAGTATGCAAACTCTGCCCTATATTCTTTTTCTACTTTAGCTAGCTCTTCTAAATTTATATTAATACCATTGGCTTCCATATCAGATAGCACAATTAAAAACTCATTCATCATTTTAGCTGTCATCAATAGGTGTTTATTCTTTGGCATTCTAAAGTCTGCCATCTGTGAATTAAATAAATCTCTAGTTATTTGAACATCCATTCTACCATACTCTTCAACTAAATTTACTGGTATGTTTTGAAAAGGTATACCCCTATCTGTAAATTCTTTTATACGACTATCTTTAGAACCAATACGTCTTCTTCTACAAGACATTTCTAATGTTAAACTTTTTCTTATACCTCTATTTAATATATACTCCCCAAGCATAGTATCATATACTCTACCAGTATATTTAAATCCAGCTTCAAGCAACCACATTAAATCAAACTTTATATTGTGACCTACTAATAATGTTGTCTTATCAAGTATAGATTGTATATTATGATAGCAACCTTTATCTATTCTCTCAGAATGATTTGTAAAATAATACTCATCATTTATACCCACACTAACTAATATATTATCAGGATGATAAGGTGATGGATCATACCCACCTGTATTTGTAACTTGCCAAGATGTTTCTACGTCTACTACTGTAATCATACTTCGTACCTACTTATACTCCTTCTAATGGTACATGATGGCTCACCATGATAACCATTTATTTTATTTTTACTTACACATAATGTTCTTATTTTATTCTCTGCATCAGAATTAGAATTTCTACCTATACCAATTATTATATCTGCTTCTGCAGCTTTACCTGTCTTAGAGTTTTCCATCATATCAAATGATATACTATTTCTATTGTGTGCATCTGCTGACGCTTGTGATATAGCAATTACAGCACAATCTCTTCTCTTTGCTATCTCTCTTACACTTGTATATATTTGTCTTAACTTCTCATCTGTTCTAGCAAATGTACCTGTAACATTTATTTTATCTAACTGATCTATAACTATTATATCAGGTTTATGTTTATCACAATGTGCATCTATATCTTCCATAGACCAATCAACTGTATCAAACATAGCTATGTTATCTTTTATTTCACCCCAAGCATTTTGGGCTATATCTTTATCCTGTATTATTTCTTCTCTAGTCATACCCGTATAGCAAGATATGGCTCTCATCTGTGTCCTGATAGCAGGTTCTTCATTTATAAATGCGTGTACCTTTGCACCTTGTTCAGCAAATCCTTCAGGTCCTGCACATAAGCTAACCCAAAAAGCTGTCTTACCTGTTTCAGGTCTAGCAAATGCAATCATAAGATTACCACCACCAATACCACCTACATTTTCTTTTAGCACAGGTATATTAAACTTCCATTTAGTAGTTACATCAAGTAATCCTAATACTTCTTTTACATCACTTGTAACTGCAGGTGTCTTTTCTTCGTCACCTTGTTTATGATTTTCTATCATACCAGCTATATCAGTAAAGTTTGCATCTTTACCATTAAATATTTCTGTAGCTTCAACAGCTATTCGTTGTGCTAAATCTCTATCAGATAAGATACGCATTATATCTTTTGCTATTTCTTTACTAGGTTCTTGTATTTCTTTTATATCTTCTACTAACTCACTAAACTTTTCTTTTGCAGCACGAGTTAATGCAGGATTAAATATAGCAGTATGTAAAGAATATAATTCATCAACACTTATATCATCTGAATATTTTGCATGTGCTTTTTGTATTGTATCAAACAAAGAACTTATATCTCCTGTAAATATGGTAGGTGATATAGTGCCTTTGTATTTTGTATAGAATGCTTTACCAAGCATTAGTCTAAGCATTTGTTTTTCTATCATAAAACATCTCCCTTATTTGTTCTGTATTAAAGTATTTAAGGTCATCTTCTAATGGTTTAACTACGACATTGTCAAACCCTGACGACCTTAAATCTTTTGCTATATCATATGCTTTTGTTGTAGCATCCCTGTCTAAACAGATATATAGTTTTTTATACGGTTTTAAATGACTCTTATGTAAATCTTTTAATTTTGTACCCATAATTGCAATACCAGTAAGTATGTTAGATACAGCACAAGCTGATGGACAATCTTCTACTATAACTGCATCATCACACTCACCACATTTAAATGGTACATCTTTATTACCATACATAAACCATTTAGGATAAACATTTTTATTTAATCCTCTACCTACTGCACCAACAAATTTATGTGAGTATCTATTTTTAATTAAGAACACAACTCTATCTTGTTGTACATCATATTTTATATCTGCTCTACCCCAAGACCATGCTTCCCAGCAGTTATTATTTGATAACCAACGCATTGCTTTTTCATTTGAGTATATACCCGTAAAGCTGTCAGGTATTTTAAACTCTTCGTTTTCTATATATAGTTCTTGATTACCTTTAAGAACTTTCTCTACATATTGCATATTTTTTTCTCCTTCTTTTTTTCCTCTAGCTTTACAAGACGCATGAAAGCAATACCAGTTTATATTATTTTCTGTAGTATCTACTGATAATGTATTTAAATTTTTACAGAAAGGACAATCCATTCTCATCTGTGTATCAGGTGGAATAAATAGTCCTTGTATAATATTTAGTTGCTGTTTATAATTCAATTATTTTACTTCCTCGTATGTAACCCTAGTGTTAGTTTTATCATAAAAGGTATCTCGAGTGAGAATAAGTTTTTTGGTAAGTATTAGATGTGTTGCTTCATCATCTATTCTATCTGCATTTACAACTCCTGTTAGTGGTAATGTGTATTGTCCTGTATATCCTAATCCGTATACTTTTATGAGGTATTTCTTTGTTTCCATTATTTTCTCCTATCATACTTTTGTTTATTTGTCAACTGATTTTTGTAAAATATTTTTTATTATTGTAACTTTGGGGTCTATATCTGTAGTCTTACAAGATGTAAGTAGCAATAATATAATTATATATTTCATTTTTTTTTCTTTTTGTGCCTACCCATATACCAATCACCTGGCTCATAGTTCCATTTCTTTCCGTGATGACCCCTAATATCTGCGTACCACATACGAAGTCTTACTATAAATTTTTTTAATATCATTCTATTTCAGACTCTTCTTGTATCTTTTTATAATCTACTTCAGCTTGATTCATATAATCTTCTTCTGCTTGTTTATAACATAACTCATCTATTTCATTCCAAGATAAGTGAGGATTTTTTCTTTGCATTTCCTCAAACAATTCTATTGCTCTGTTTTCTATCCAATGTTCTTTTCCATCTACACTCATTTGTCATACCCCTCTATCATATCAACTAAATTTTTTAATGCTTGTTCTGTATCTTTTGTCATTGTCTTTTGGTAGTCAAATATTATTGACCTCAACTCTTGTACTATTTCTTCTTTTGTCATTAGTAATACCTTTCCCAGTCTTTATCTTTTAATTTAAAAAAATGATGAAATATAGTATTGACTGCCTTTCTATATTCATCTTGTTTTTTCTTACCTTTCCATTGACCAACATATAATCCACCAATTATTTCGTTTAGTCTAAAGATTTCTTTTTTTGTCATTAATGCTCCTTATAACTTACTTGTTTAACTTTACGACTCCAACAAGTACGGCAAGATTTACACTCACCATCTTGTTTATATGCAGGACACTCTTGTCCAACTGCAGGTTTATCTTTGTGTACACCTGATGTCCACTTCCAAAACTTTGGTGGTGGACTATCTACTTTGATTGCAGATACACGCAAACATAAATTTTTTGGTACATCTTCTTCTTTGATGTCTTTTATAAATTGATATTCTCTTGTGGCTAACCAGTATTTTATATGTGGTGTTCGTTCACATACCTCAAATATTTTCATAAGATGAGAGAAAGATTGTAAATCTCCTGAGTCAAACCACCTGTAAAAATGCCTTGATTTATCTAGGTTTTTGTACTTTTGGGTAATGAGTTCTGCCATATAATCTACCCACTCATTTT